GCAAGAACAGACTATGAACGAAAAAGAGCAATCAGAACCCTCAAATGGTCTTACAAAGCATTTATTCCGGGAAGCGGGGCGTGGCGGGATTTATCTCGATATATGAGAGGAGAAGCGACTCTAAAAGAGTTTTTGTTCCACACTGAAAGAAAAGAAAAACCCTCAGCCGTCTTCAAACCCTATAAGCCAGCAGTCTACAAACCCACTACATTAAAAAGACCCACTCCGAGTGGGGGCAGAGGATTAAGATTGCTCGAAGGTTATACTGGAGAATGAAGATAAACAAATTCCCCATAATAAAAGAAGCCTATGAAAAAGCGAAGGAGAGAAAAACCTATGAAAATCTGCAAAGAAGGAGGACATTGTGCCAAATAATTCAAACAACGCCTTCAGACCCAAGACAGCCTTCCAAGGTTGGATCTATTCAGAAATCAAGAATATAAAAGCGTTGTTCAACAACCATTTGACAGAACATAAAGTCTTGTCTGGGCGGATATTTGCTTTTTTAGTTGCTATTTTATTGGGTATTTTAGGAATTTTGGGAAGGATGTTGTTTAAATGATAAATGACATTAAGGTTAGCCGAAACTTCAAACTTTACGAACTCGAATCACCAGATACCCACGAAGTCAAAATAGACAAAAGAATGCTCAGTATAATCCAAACGATACGGGACTACTTTCAAAAACCAGTAATTATCACGAGTGGCTATCGCACAAAAGAACATAATCGAGCAGTCGGCGGAGTTGATAATAGTTACCACACGCAAGGCAAAGCAGTGGATTTCTTCATCAAGGGAATTAAACCAAAAGAACTTTTGAGAGTATCGGAATACTGCGGGGCAACAGGTCTGGGATTTTATCGGGGTCGCCACTTCATCCACATAGATATCGGAAAAAGAAGGAGTTGGGTTAAAGGTTAAATAAAATGGGTAGAATAATCATTATTATATTACTGGTATTCCTTATTAGTGGGTGCGCCTACCGAGGAACGATAGTCAATACTGAAGACGGAATGACAGCAGAAAGCAATCGCCCGATGGAACTTTCAAAGACCATAGATAAAGACGGGAATATTACTATTGCATATTCCAGCAGGAAATCAAGAGGGTGGCTGGAAAACATTCTGACCATAATCGGATTAAGGGCAGTGAGGGAGTGAACAGATAAAAAAGGAATTTAAATGTCAAATATAAATAAATATTTTCCCCTTCCGCTTGTAGTACAATTTTTAAATGGCCGGATGTGGAAACTTATAGCACCCTTTGAATATCATCCTGACAAAGGTGATGTGATTAAAATCTTTGTTAATTTCACCTTCGATTTCGCCAGTATCCCTAAACTGTTCTGGTCTTTCATAGGTCACCCTGCTGGGAAATACGGCCCCGCTGCTTTACTACACGATTTTCTTTACTACAAAAAAATCTACGCCCGCAGGAAAGCAGATAAAATATTTCTTGTGGCTATGAAAGCATTAAAAGTTAGTTTTTGGAAACGACAAATAATGTATTATGCAGTGCGGTTAGGTGGTAGAAAAGCGTGGAATAAGCACAGAAAGATTTAAAGGAAGATATATGCTATTTCTTATATAGACAAAAATAATTTAAAATAATGCTTGACAAATGGGTTTTTGTGTGTTATGCTGTAAATAGGTGACCGAGCCATCGAATAACATATGGCCCAAGAGGCTCGGTCTCTTGGGCCTGTTTGTTAAAGGGGTGAGAAAAATGAAAAAGTTAATATTTTTAATCTCTTTATTACTGATTGCATATTCTTCTTATGGTGCTATAGTCCCAGTTGAGAACGATAGTTTTGAAACTGCCACCAATCCTCCTCTCGATAGCAGTTTTGACAGTTGGTATGAGGAGGGGACTCCGAGTGGTATTACAAGTTCTACTACTCAAAAACATAGCGGAGGCAGGTCTTGTAGATTTACAAACCCGACAACTTCTTATAGTGCAAGAGGGGTCAAGTCATTTCAGATAAATGTTACTGGTGGTGAAATTTATAAAGTGGGGGTGTGGGGCTACCTCAAGGATGAGAATGCTTTGGCTTATGATCCTAACATATCTTGGTTGTGGGTTTCTATAGAATGGTTTAACAGTGAGGGAAATCCTTCTACCCCATCACAAAATCCCTCTTCTGGCACAGCATTTAGTTCCTTTGCCATTTGGACGGAATTTTCAACCAGCAATATTACTGCTCCATCAGATGCAGTTTACGCAACAGTATATATTCGTTGTAAAGAAACTTCAAATGCAAATAACGATATTTTTGTGGACGCTGTTTTTCTGGAAGATAGCCAGCAACCTACACAACCGGGGGATGTAGTAATCAACGAAATCGCTTGGATGGGGACAACTACCTCTGCTACTGATGAGTGGATAGAGTTATATAATACTACTGATGAAGAAATAAATTTGACTGGTTGGACTTTAAATGCAACTGATGGCATGCCTGAAATAAATCTTATTGGAATAATAGTCGCTAATGGCTATTTTTTATTAGAAAGACCTGATGATGACACTTTGCCTACTATTCCTGCTGACCAAATTTATACTGGGGCTTTGGGTAATGAGGGAGAAAATTTAGAATTAAGAGACACCAGTAGCACTTTAATTGATTCTGTTGACCACTTTCCTGAGGGTTGGGGGGCTGGTGATAACGAGACCAAACAAACTATGGAAAGAATAGATAGTAGTTGGAAAAACAGTATAGAAGTTGGTGGCACACCCAGACAGCAGAATGGTAGTGTTACTACAATTATTACTATCACAAATTGGCGAGAAATATACTAATTTAAAAAAAATAAAAAAAACATTTGACTTTCCCTTAGAAGTATGGTATAATATAATAGAGGTAGAAAATGGGACGACCTAAAGGAAGAAATTTTAAGGTCTTATTATCAATAAAGATTCCCGCAAAGTTAGACGGGGAATTGGCTAAAGAAGCGAAAAGGATTGGAATGGGCAGTAAGGCTGGTTGGGCAAGATTTATTCTTATGAACAGAAAAGATGACACTACGAAAAAAATGTTAAGGCGTTTAGAGGAGCAAAAATGACTCCTTTTATTGACCTCTCTCTAATGTCCGATAACATATATTACGTAATTAAAAAACATACAAAAACATACTCAAGCCTCACAGTAACAAGGCGTCCCTCCGTTGCTGTGGGGTTTTTCTATTCTGGGGGGTGAAAGTATGAAGTGCTGGAATTGCAATCGCTGGGTATCCAGAGTAGATAAAAAAGCTAAAGCAGTTTTATGTCATATCTGTGCTACCGATCCCGAAGCATACATAAAATTTCACTCGAGCCAGTTATCTTGATAGATTAGGGGTCTCAGAGGCACGAGGATTGCGTAGGATAAACGATAATTTTCAACCCAGAAAGGAGGGTAAGATGAAGTTTAAAAAAGGGGATAGGGTAAGGCATTTGATGTGTAACCAAGATGAAATAATAGAAGGATTCAATGCACGGGGTTGGATAAAGGGGCGCTACTGCGAGACAGGAGATTTATCATCAATCTTCGCTCCGCCCGAATCATATAGACTAATCAAGGAGGGAAAAGGAATGCCTATCAAAGAAAAGATTGAGAACATCAACGAAGACACTACTATAAAGGAATTGGATGATTTGATTGTAGAGATATTGCCTGAGTTACCTTCTAACTGTATCCCGCACATTAAAATTAGAATGAACCAATCTGCTCCCGATGCAGGTTATATCGAAGCCAGCGTCAATGGTAGAAACGAACAATTTGGTTATTGTGACCAATGCGATAAACTCCAAGCCCTCAAAAATGCTTTAATGTGGCTCGCCGAAAAATCAGGAAAGTTAAAGGACAATAAAAAGGAGGTAGAAGAACTAAAGAAAGAATTTAATCTCTATGAAGCCCGAATGCAAAAAATATCTGTGAAAATAGAAAGATTGGAGGAGTAATGAACCCTTATTTGATATTCTTGGTAGGTATCGTGATAGGGCTTGCGATGATGGTGGCGGTAATACTTTGGACTTGGTATTTAGGGAGGTAGGGATGAAAACCAAAGCACACATTAGATACCGATTAAAAGACAATACCATCGTTCCAGGGGTAACAACGATTACTGGCATATTGGCAAAGCCCGCTCTTAAGTTTTGGGCGAATAAAATCGGGCTACAAGGCATAGAGATAAGAAAGTATGTAGATGATAAGGCAGACATTGGAACTTTAGCCCACGCTATGGTGACAGACTATCTAAAAGGAGATAAGACCAATACAGATGACTATACTAAAAATCAAATAGGGCAGGCAGAAAATGCTGCCCTTTCTTTTTTTGAATGGGAGAAAAAATACAAGATAGAGCCAATCCTGATTGAGAAACCTTTAATAAGTGAGAAGTATGGCTTTGGGGGAACGGCTGATATTTATGCAAAGGTCGATGGAGTGTTGGAATTAGTAGATCTAAAAACAGGTAAAGGAATTTTTGACGAGATGCGATACCAAGTGAGTGCTTATAAGGAGTTATTAATAGAGAATGGTTATCCAGTAGATAGAGTAAGGATATTAAATATACCGCGAACCGAGAACGAGTCTTTTGTAGATGAGATAGTAAGAAATTGTAATATAGGATTTAAGATTATTCTTAGTTGTTTGAGTATTTACAATCTGAAAAAAGAAATGAAAAGGGGGTAAGAAGAAATGATTTGTGAACAATGTGGCGGAGAGATGGAAAAAGGAAAGTCCTGGGACTTTAAGGGCAAAACATTCAACAGAGAGGTTTGCTCGCAATGTGGGTGGAAAGCCAAAGCATTTTTGGTGAAAAGCGGAGATGAAACACCCAGTGGCGGAGGGATGAAGATGGGGAAGCCCAAAGAGAAAGTAAATTGGGATAAGATTTCGGAAGGAAAGGTAAGACATCACTTCGCTTTAGAGGCCTTCAAAATGGGTAAACCACTCAACGAAGGCCTTGTCATAGAGATTGACTGTTGGGTTAACTATGTAATGACCGGGAAGTTAGAATGAAGCATATTGAAATCACCAAAGAAGAACATCAACACTATCTTGATGAAATAGCATATTGCGATATGTTAAGACATTGGATGGAAGGTGAGGTAAATAATGGAACTTATTAAAGTCGCTGACAAGATAGAACATAGAATTAACCTGTTAGCCAAAGGTCGTGAAGTAATCCAAGAACGAGCGGAAAACAAAGCACGAAAGATAGCCGATTACGAAAAAGAACTTGCTTTAACCCTAATCAAAATGAAAGAAGGCGTGGAAATGGAACTGGAAGGACATAGTATAAAAGCCCTTCCCGTGAGCATAATGGAAAAAGTGGCCAAAGGGATGTGTTGGAAAGAAAAACTTGATATGGAACAAGCCGATGCTGAATATCGCAACGCCATCGCAGGAATGCACGCACTTGAAGCAGAATTGAACGGGTGGCAAAGCATATTTAGGCACCTTGAAGAAAGATAATGGAAAATTGCTACGCAAGCGCACGATACTTCGGCGATTGCAAAGAGTGTAACAAGGTAGACAAATGCCCCCAGGCGAGACTTCCGAAGGGGAAGAAGGAGGAAGAAGATGAAGCATACTAAAGGAGAGTGGTTAATAGAGGGAAATGAAATAGTGACTGACGATTGGAGAATGATTGTAAAGTTGCCTGATGATTATAGAACTCTAACTGATGAGGATAGAACCAATGCCCAACTAATCGCCTCTGCTCCTGAATTGTTGGGGGCGTGTAAAAGGGTTGTTAATTGCAAAGAGATAGTGGGGGGGATGGGAAAGGCGATACTGATTAGTTATGAAACACTTAGTATTATAGAACAAGCAATCGCCAAAGCAGAAGGTAAGAAAGAAAGGAGGTAACTAATGGGAATATCATCAACACTATTTGAGGCGGCGAGGGGAAGGAAGCCCCGAGATCTAAAAAGGGAAGTCTGGGACTGCTTGCAGAGATACGCTGCGGGCCACTTAAATCCTAAGACTGAGGATCAGATAGCCCGCACCTTGATCTTCAATGGTTCTGGGGAGATATCTACCCGGGCAGTAAGAAGGATAATAAGGAATTTACGGTTGGGGGGAAAGTTGATAGTCTCTGATACTCACGGCTACTGGATCCCGGTGGGACCAGAGGATAAGGAACTGGCAAGAGAATACATAGGGAAGTTGCACGACAGGGGCACTAAGATTTTTAGCCTCATAAAACCACAAGAGATGGCTTTTGATAGGCAGTTCACCGAGCATCTGCCTTTAGAAGGGATAAATATATAATGGGCCTACGGGGGCTGGTGGCGTGAAAAACACGCTGGTTAGTGGGGGCGACCTCAACAAAGAAGTAGAGGTGCTTGCGCAATGAGCGATCGTTGGTCACTGTTTGGCGAGTATGATATCTTAGTCAAACACACAGTCACAACCCGTCGGTGATGATTCCGACCTAAGCCTACAAAGAAAGACGCAGGCAGTTAATCCTGCCCAGCCCCCAGGTCCACCAATGAGGAGGTGAAATAATGCAGGAAGCAGAAATACAGGAATGGAAGAAGAGAATTGATGTGATGTCTCACGAAGAGATGGCGAGACTATGGAGGTTCGCACCATCAGGGCATCCAGTATTCAAAAGAGATCTACCACTATTTGACTATTTTGATGAAAGGTTTAAGAAGTTCGGTCGTTTCACTCCAGACATAAGTAAAAAAATAGGTTGATAAATAATGGTTAATGAGGAGGATAGAGTTAATGGTTAAAAGAATTTCCCGTTCCTTTCACCGCGCTCTGTCCTCCTCTTCAGATAAGGAGATATAAGAGATGCCAGAAGGAAGAATGTTAAAAAAGACGATAAGTAAAAACAAATATCTTGGGATATTAAACGATATTGATTGTTGTGTAGTTTTTACTTGGATTATTCCCTTTTTAGATATAGAAGGACGATATTATGGTGAACCTCAAATTATAAAAGGAGAGATCTTTGTAAGACTTAAAAAGATGACAGAATATCGTATTGAAAAAGCACTTCAAAAGTTATCCACAACCCCACTGGTGCTTTGGTATAAGGTTGCTAATGGAGAAAGATATGTATATTTTCCTGATTTTAAACAAAACCAGAAACTACGAGAGGGAAGAGAGGCTAAGTCCCATATTCCTGCACCTACTCCTGACCAACTCCAGAGTAAGTCCCGACCTACTCCAGAGTTGCCCCGCACAAGTAAAGTAAAGGAAAGTAAAGTAAAGATAAGTAAAGACAGCAAAGCAGGCAAGCCTGTCCTTTCCAAAACCACTAAAGACCTTTTAGACAATGTGTATAAACAGGGTTTTAATATCTATGCCTTATTAGGACGGTTCAAAAAGAAAAGTAAGATTAACCTACCAGAGGCCGTAATTGAGAAAGTCTGTTTGTCTTACCTTAAAAACCACGAAAAAATTCAAAATGACTGGCCGTGGTTCATTACCGCAGTTAAGAAAGCAAGCAGAGAGTATTTTGCCGAGCAGAGCATCAGGGAAGGACAGGGATACAAAAACCATCCTGTGGCTTTGAGTATCAAAGAAATTATGAAGAAGATGGGGGGATAAAATGAAGAAGTTTTGTGAGGTATTTCCACTATGATCACCCTAAAATCCTGCGTGAGTCATAACACTATGGTCATCTCAGAAAAAGACCATCTCCCACTCAAAAAACTCTACACCCAAGCCGTAGAGTTAGGTCGCCAGAGAGTCATCTATAAAAGATTCGGCGAAACCATTGTAGCCGATATGGAAAGTGTGTTTAATGTCTTAACTCAACTCGATAAAATCGTTTATGGAGGTAAATAATGGGCGTTGGTGAATCAGGATCCACTATTAAGTTTGCTCTGGCGAATGAGAAGGGGCCTGGCCAAGTGTGGTGTGAGCCAGGGGAGCATTGGGTTCATGAGGACGACTACGACAAGGAATACGAGATGTGTGTGCATTGTTTGGAGAGAAAAACGAAGGAGGGGGAATGATATGAGTGAACAGAATTGTATCCATGGGGAAGTATGCAAGTATAAACAGGGGGGGGGTGGAATATGTACCCTTAAAGAGATATGTAAGTTCTCTGAAGGGGCAAAATTCAGCCCTGCCTATTTGAAGGAAGAGCCAGTCAAACCAAGACGCAAGGAGAAGAGAAAGTATAAGAAAAGGGCAGAAAAACCTAAGAATTTAACAGCCAGCAAAGAGGAGATCAAGAGAGTGAGAAATCTACTGAGGATGAGAAGAGTTAATGATCTCTTAACAGAGGATGAGATGAAGGCCTTAGATATGCACGCCGGCAAGCATTATGAGGAGTTGTCAGAAACAGCAAGACAGCAGATCCTGGATATCGAGAAGGAATCTAAAAATCGTATGGAGGAGGTAGAGTGATGAATCAGTACCAAGAAGTAGAGATCAAGGAGATTAAGGTAGGAGTGCAGCCAAGGAAGTTCTTCGATGAAAAGAAGATGGAAGAGCTCACTAAGTCCGTCAAGGAGAAAGGGATCCTGCAGCCTATTCTGGTCCGGAAGAGCGGGAAGAAGTTTGATCTGGCCTGCGGAGAAAGAAGATTGCGAGCTGCCAAAGCGGCTGGATTGAGCAAGATCCCCAGCATTATCCGGAAGCTCACCGATGCCCAGATAATGGAGATCCAATTCGTGGAGAACCTGCAGCGTGAGGACCTTAACCCCATCGATGAGGCCCAGGGCCTTCAGGGGTTGATCAAGAAGTGTGGCTATACCCAGGCGGACTTAGCCGACCGAGTAGGCAAGAGCCAGGCCTATATCGCTAAGCGCATCCGGCTACTGACCTTGCCGGAGAAGATCCAGAGGGCTATTTCACGTGAAATAATCACCCCGGGACATGGAGTGGTGATCCTGCGGTTGGGTGATGTTGAGGATCAGCTGCGGATATTTAAAGAAATGGTGGAAAAAAAATTATCTATCAGGAATGCCGAGAATTACCTTGGTATGCAATTTGGAAACCGCCTACAGGACGCTCCCTTCGATAAGAAGGATTGCGTGAAGTGTCTTTATAACGGTGACCGGCAGCTCGACCTCTTTGACAAGGACACCCACCTGAAGAGCAAATGCCTCAACGGGGAATGCTACAAGAAAAAGGTTGGCCAGGTTGTCAAGGCCCGGATAGACAAGCTAAAGAAGAAAGGGTATAAGGTGATAACCAACGATGAGTTCCGCAAGAAGTATGGGACGGCTGAGAAAGACTGTACGGATCTGCGGACCTATTACAGCTCCGGATATACGAACCTTGGAGAGAAGTATAAAACAGAATGCCTGGGGGGATGTAAAGATTATCTTGTAGTGGCCGATGACGATGGATCGGTTAATAAGGAAATTTGCACCAAGAAGGAGTGTTACCGGTCCTTGGTTGCAGGCGCGAAAAGGCAAAAAGCAAAGGAGGCTGGTCCGGAAGGAAACCTCACGGATAAGCACCAGGAGCAGATTTATGAGAACAGGACCATTGAAATTAAGCGTGCCGAATGGATGAAGCAGATCTCTACCCGGGCAACCAAGAAGGTGGCCAACACTATGATGCTTTACTTCTTGAGGTATGCCAGCGGTCCGGACTGGTGGTCTGGCCGGCCTATACTTGACTTATTCAAGAGGCTCGGTATTGCTACCAAGACGGACCAGGCCAAGGCGCTCAAGAATGCCTCGTCCGATACCATCCTTAAGCGACTCTATACTGCACCGGAGAAGAAAACCGAGAAAGAAATAACCCTGCTGATCCTTAAGAAGGAGCTTTACGATTATGAAGATAAAGCACTCGACTTCTTTGCCCAGGAGCTGGGTTATGACATCCGGAAAGACTACATCATCAGCGAAGCCTACCTTAATACCCGGACCAAGGACCAGCTGGCGAAACTGGCCAAGGAGATCGGGTTGGTTGAATTTCTCAAGAAGGGAACGGTAATAAAGAACGCAAAGGTTTTCGACCCCGAGAGAATAGCTGATTTGAAGAAGGGGGAAATTATAAAACTCTTCCTGAAGAAGGGCTTCAATCTTAAAGGAAAGGTGCCGGCGGACATAAAAAAGAAAGGAGATTAACTAAATGCCTTGGCTTCAAAGCGACGTAAATGTAGGATATAGAATACACATCATAGAAGAGGACCGAAAACCATTAGAGAAACTCCTGGCCCAGGCGACCGAGTATAACAGCCCCAGAATTATTTACCACCAGCAAAGAAAATTCAGCACGGAGACTATTGTGGCCACGACCAAAGAAGTGCATAGGGTTTTGAAAGAAATGGCTGAGGAGGAAGAATGGGCGCAGAAGCAAAAGATGGCAAGAGAAGCGGAGGAGATATTATGAAGAAAAAAAGGAGACCAATGATCAACCGTAGCGCTGGTTGGGTCAACTTCGCCTTCTGGTTCTTCCACCCAAAACTCAAAAGAGAGGACAGGGAGATTGAGGAGTTGACAAATAAGGCAGGGGCGAGGGAGTGAAGAAACGAAAAAAATGGTATCAATGCAAACGATGTAACCGAATAGTGCTCTTTGAGGATATTATGCTTCTTGGTTGTAAGCAATGTGGTGGCAGTAATGGCTCATCAAATTATGGTTTATTGGAAGCTAAGTTTAGTCGAGGTCGCAGAAGAGACAGATTCAGAGGCACTTATTAAAAGGAGGTAAGAGATGAAGAAGAAAAGTTTAGAACTAAGTGAATTACAAGCATTCAGATTGTGGAGCCATTTAGAAGGAATTTTTTGGGGAAGAACGGTATTGATGGAAAAACTGTGGGATTTCTTTGGCGGTGAAAAGTCTAAGTATTATCAAAGTGATAGGAGGAAGAAATGAAGGAGAAAAAGAGTTTGGTAATGTGGACATCAGAGAATTGGAAACGAGATTTTGTTTATTCTAAATATGGTGGAATATGTTTGCCTGATTGGAACAAACGAAAATCAGAGGCTGTGTCCTTACTTGATGGAAAACTCGTCAAAGTCAGCGTAACCATAAAAGAAAGAAAATAACAAGGAGGCGAAGCAAATGGAAATCTATTTTATTCCGATAATGCCAAGAACTTGGCAAGAGTTTCCAACAGCAGAAAAAACTGTTAATGACCAAAGATTTGAAGATATGGTAGATAAACACATTAAAAAATACTTAAAAGCGTGGAAAGATTTAGCCAATTTATAGGAGTCGCTTTTGGAGAATACAATAAAATGGAAACTTGTAATCTTTCAAGAAATCAATACATAGCCAAAGCAATCTCAAAACGAATAAGAGAAGGGAGGTAAATAATGGAATGGAGATTCCCAGTTTTTGTGGTGGGATTTGCCTTAAACGGCTTGGGTTGGATTTTAATGGCAGTAACTTTTCTGTATGATAAGAGGTGAGAAATGAAGAAGTGTTGCAAGAAGTGGAAAGAGGCTAAGGAGATAAGGATTATATATCCAGGGGGATTTACTTATAATATAGTGCGGGGATGTATCGTGAATAAAAATGATATTCATCTCTGCCCCGAATGCGGCTCATCATTGAAAGAAGAAGTGAGTCTTGAGTCTATGATTATTAAGTATTTTAATACTACACCAAAACAAGAAAGCAAAAGGGAAATAGATAAAGAATTATTGGAGATATTGAGATGGTTTGCTGGAAAGATTAGATATTTATCAGCCGATGTAGATATAGGTGAGAGTATAACAGAAAAGGAGTTTTGGGAAGCAGTTACGAAATATAGTGAGGAAGTAAATATAACAATGCAGAAACGCAAAAGCAAATGAGGAGATAGACCAACTTGAGAGGAGAGAGCCTTGAGCAAAATCGGCCCGATTCTCCATACCTTGTTAGGTAAACTTCAGGCCTTTTGGCGTGAGAACGTGCAAGTCTATGAAACAGATACTCCTAAATGGTTAATAAGGCAATGGAAAAGCAAGGCCGAGGCAAAGAGGGGGGAACTGGAGAAACAAATCAAGGAGTTAGAAGTGGTTTTGTTGACTAAACAAAAAAGGTTAACATAGAATGAGTAAGAAAGAGATTACTAAAAAAGGATTAGAGCAACTTCGTAAAAAGATAGATTATAAAGATTTTGCTTTGTCAAAACCCCGAAGAAAGAAAAGGAAAAAGAAGTCTAATCTACAGAAACGGAAGGAGAACGACAATAGCAAATACTGGCGTAATAGGGCAGATAAGGAATGGTACCGGGTCCAGCATGAGATCTGGGAAAGCCGGTGTGCTATCTGTGGGAAGCTTGGGGAGATACACCACTTGATACCTAAGTCAACAAGGACTTATTCTGTCAGGCATGCCAAAAAGAATGGAATGTGCCTCTGCGCGGATCACCACAAGTGGAATCCGGTCATCTCTGCCCATGGAAGCCCGATAAGTTTTAGTTTATGGTTGCAAGAGACTTATCCGGAACTGCATGATTGGGTATTGGAAAATAGGTGGAAACTGAAGCAACCCTATAATTTTAGGGAAGCATACTTGAGACTTATAAAAAAGAAAGAGTTGGAAAAATGACCGAGGATGCCCTTGATGTATTAAGGAAGCACTGCAAGAAGATAAAGCACGGCTCGATAAAGCCCTTCGTTATACTCAAGGACGGGGTTGCGGTAGAGGTAAGGGTGCAGATGGGCGATGTGATGATAAAATTGAGACCAGAAAAAAAAGACTTGACAAATACGAAAAAATAGTATATTCTACTATAAACAATAGAGACTGAGCCTAATAAAGGCAGGTTGTAGTTCGCTGACTAACTGACTCAAGAACTGAGAGGTGGCCAGCATTCCGAAAGGAGTGTTGGCCTTTTTTATTAGGAGGAATTATGAAACTAAAAGATTGGGAAGCATTTCAAAAGTATAGAGATAAGAGGTTAAAGAAAGTAATTGATTCAAAAGAATATAAAGAGATATACAAGCGAAGAAATGAAGCATTAAAAGTAGATACTGCTCATTTGGACTATTATCGTTTTGTTTATCCATTAACAGAAACATTATTAGATGCCCAAGAAAACCTTTTGATGATGGAAGTCCCCGAAAATACAGTAGAGGGTTGTTTAAATTGGTTGGTTGGGAGAAAGAAACAATGACTGAGAACTTGCCCGCTAAAAAAGAAAAAATAATAAAGAAAAGAAGATTAAATCCTAAACAAGAACTCTTCTGTCAACTCTATGCGAGTGACGAGGAGTTTTTTGGTAATGGGGTTAAAAGTTATAAGAAAGCATATAAAATGGATGATTATAAAAGTGCTATGGTTTTAGCCTCAAATCTGTTAAGAAATATTAAGATATTAGATAGAATAAATGTTTTGATGGATATAGTGATAAATAATGTGGTGGTGGACAAAGAACTCGCTTTTGTAATCAAACAAAAAGAAAATCTTCCGGCAAAAGTCTCGGCGATCAAAGAATACAATGTACTGAAAGGCAGAATAATCCAGAAGATAGAAAAAGAAGAAAGAATACTGATAATCAATCTTCATAAGGATGCGTGATGAGAGATAGACAAACTATTTTAAGGCATCGGTCTTTGCACTATGAAAACCCACAAGTATCTTTATTAAATATTTGTGTGGAAGTTTTGCTTGACATTAGAGACTTGCTCATAATGAATCAAGTAGTCTTTACTATTCCCAGTAATCCAAAGCGTGACGAGGAAATAGCCAAAATCCTCTCGACAATCGCCTCTAATACCCCTAAAAAGAGAAAGGAAGGGTAAGGTATGGCTAAGATTTCGAGGGTAAGACGATTACGACAAATTGTTAGAGACGATGAATTATATCTAAAAAAGTATGGTTCAGGACTCTCCAAAATGGGCCGACTGCAATGTCGTTACTGGTATTATCTTGCACTAATCAAACTCCAAATCGGATATGACTATGATATAGAGAGTGGTAAGTGGAGCAGAAAAAATGGCCTTTGATTATTTATGAACAAACGAGCATCTTTTATTAAGTATTTACAAGGTTTTAAGACAAATGAGCAACAAATCAGACTATTCTTAATCATTCAATAATAGACTTTCGAGGGTGAGGGTCAATGTCCGATAACGTGTCATCTGTCAACTTGGAGGAGAAAATGGGTAAGGTTTTGAGGGAAGAAGACAATTATAGCAAATTCTATGACCAAGTTTATGGTCGTGATAATCCAAAAGGCAAAGCATCGGGTTGGATACAATGGAAAGGGACTGATGTCTGTATAGATTTAGTTTGTGAGTGTGGTGAAAGAAACCACTTTGATGGTGACTTTTTCTACTTTTATCAATGTCAGAAGTGCTTAAGAATATATGCAGTAGGGCAAAACATTAAATTGATTAAGTTATCTGCAGAAGAAATCAAACTTGGTGATCTTGAAAATTGGCAATATAAAGTGGGACAGGATTAAATGGACTGGAAAGACCTCTGGCACCCGACAGACAGACAGATAGAAGCCCACAAGGCGGTGAAGAAGTATAAGTTTTTACTATATGGCGGAGCAGTAGGTGGTGGCAAGTCATACTTCTTGAGATGGGAGACGCTTTATTTACTGCTATACTTCTTTAACAAATACAAAATCACGGATATCGTGGCCGGGTTGTTTTGCGAGGATTACCCAAGCCTTAAAGACCGCCAGTTATCTAAAATAAGAAAGGAGTTTCCTTTGGAGATAGGAAGGCATCACGCAGATCACAAGGAATACGGGAACTGCTTCTTGCTTAACCCGGGATATGGTAGTGGAGTAGTGGCCTTTAGAAACCTCGATGACCCTTCAAAGTATGTGTCAGCCGAGTTTGCTGTGGTTGCCATTGATGAACTCACCAAGAACAAGAAGCAGGTCTTTGATGAACTAAGACACAGATTAAGATGGCCGGGGATACCTGATGTCAAGTTTATATCAGGTTCTAACCCAGGAAGCATAGGCCACGGCTGGGTCAAGAAGATGTGGTTCGACGGGACATTTGAACCTGGCGAGGAAGAAGCTCATCTCTTCCACTTCGTCAGGGCGTTGGCAACTGACAATCCTCATTTAGACCCAAGTTACTATGCCACATTAAGCGGTCTTCCCCCGGATTTGAAAGCGGCCTTAAAAGACGGTAATTGGGACAGGTTCGCAGGCCAGTTCTTCAATGAATGGGACCGAACCATACACGGAGAATGTCCTTTGATTAAAGGCCAATGCAACGAGATAATAGGCATAGACTACGGATACGAGAAACCTTCAAGCGTGGGTTGGTATAAGATAGGAATAGATGGGAAACTTACCAGATACAACGAACTTTACCAAACAGGACTGACCTACACTATGCTGGCTAAGAAGATTATAGAGATGACAGAGGTTGACGATGAACTTAAATACCCAATCAATCTTGAATACATAGTAGCCGACCCTTCAATATGGAATGACAGAGCACATCATAAAGATGCCTTGATAGGAGAGTCCGGCGCCGAGACGATGCAGAGGATATTCAATGAGGCCTGGGGGGTCAGCAGAATTGTTCTGGTGCAGGGGGATAATAACAGAGTGGTGGGATGGGGCAGGTGCAGGGAATACTTGAAACCCTACAAAGACCAGCACGACCAAAAGACAGCCAAGTTCGGAGTAACGAGGAATTGCACCGAGTTCAATAGGTCTTTCCCAGATTTGGTATTCTCCAAGACAAGGCAAGGAGATGTGGACACAACAGGCGAGGATCACGCAGGTGACGAGTTCAGGTATGTGGTGATGTCCCGCCCTGAAACTCCCACTCCTCCGTCTAAACACCATATACCCACCACAGAAGAACTGATACGAAAGAGGGTCAGGGACAGTCTGACAAAGAAGAAAGAGCCGAAGATAATAGGGATGTAAAAGATGCTACGAAAACAGATAAAAGAAAGTGATTGTTTGGAATATGGTTACCCCAAATATTACGGGTTTGTATATCAAATTTACGAAGATAAGCATAAACCTTCTTGGGCACAAAAGCCAACTGGCGTTCTCGTTTTTTATCTTATACCCTTTGACTATCTTGTAAGATTCTTTATTCATTGTCAATTGAATATTCTAATAATGATTACTCGGATTCCAGTAAAAATAAAAAGAAAGTGCCGACCGTATCTTTGAAAGATAATAAGGAGGTGATTAACAAATGAAGAAGTTAGTAATCGTGTTACTGGCCTTGATGCTGGCTGGCTGTGTTTCAACCAAGAAATACAAGCAACTTGACAGAGTAACTTTAAGCCACATCCAGTTAAGAAATCAGATTATATCTGAACTGGTGAACGCCAAGACCGAAGAAGAAAAGCAGAAAGTGATTAAGAAGTATGGTATCAAGATAACACAACCCGACCTTGATGACCGAGGTTAAGGAGGAGACCAATGGATAAGTTAGTAGAACTAAAGGCTCAGATTTACGACATCATCGTGGAGAAAGAGAAACTGATGAAAGATTATCGGCAACTGAATGAAAAGCAAGCATTGTTGCAGAAACAGATACAAGTAGGAGAGAAACCAAATTAAAATGAAAGAACTGCGAAACACCTTTGAGAACATACTTGAGATGCAAACTGCGATATACAGAAAATTGCTTGATATGGAAGAAGGTCGCACAAGAAGAACACTCAAGCATTTCTGGTGGAAGTTCGAAGAGGCTTTCAAGGTTGAATATCCCAGAAAACCTCGTGGCCTTTGTTATTCTTGGGAATACGAAGGTCGGTGGTGGCAATTCGGGAAAAAGTTGACAATTTACTTATTCAGACTTGCCATCCAGTTTACTAAGCCACCCAAGATATACATTAGGAGGGAGGAGAAATGAAAAACATAATAAAAAGGTGGCTTGGCATAAACACCAGGGAATCCCTATATTAAGGAGGCAAAATGATTTACATTAGCGGGGTGCTTTTAACTGGAGGATTATTCGTGCTGATCGTGGTCCAAGGTCTTCAGTCATTTTTTGAACGCAGGAAGTTCTTGACCCTCATAGACCGACTTACCGACAAAGTAATGAGCCGAGACTATCGAGACTATGTCTGGGGTCAAGATATGAAGAAAGGAGTCCCGCCACCTACCTTTAGAGACAGAAGCGATGAGGCGGAGGCGAGGATTGAAGAAGAGAACAAGAGAGCAACGGAACTGGTCAAGAAAGCGGGGGGATTGAGCAAGCAGTTGGAGGTGAAGTAATGGACACTTCAAAAGAATATGTAAAGATGTGTGACAAAGCGGAGGAGATACAGAATAATAAGTGGTTGAAATTGAAATGCTTTTATGGGGGAAAATATCCTTGGAATGAGGGGGATATGTTTTTCTCGAAAGACAAGGTATATGTGTATAATGATTGTTCGCTTAGTGAAGGTTTTATTGACCCACAGGCTTATGATAGAAAAGGTGTTTGGCTCCCCCGCCAAGACCAGTTGCAAGAGATGTTACCGAAAAGATATGCCACTATTCATGCCAAGATTGGTCATTTTGGGAAATGGTTAAGAGACAATGACGAATACTTAGAAAATGCTTTTTGTGGAAACGAGTCAATGGAACAACTCTGGCTCGCTTTCGTGATGAAAGAGAAATACAACAAGATTTGGAACGGTGAGGGATGGATAAAGGAATGAACAAACCCCTACTCTGTAAAAAGTGTGGAAGAGAACTGCCCCACGAAGTCATCTACGGCACTGTGAAGATAAAATGTAAATGTGGATATATGAATGTGTTTCAAGCAGGGCACTGGTGGCCAGAGAAAGTAATGGGAAGGGAATAATGGCTGACTGCAAATATATGATGGCTCACCCCTTTGACTGGCTGAAACAAATGATGAAGTTCAAACACGACAAGAGGCTGACGAACCTAAAAGAAGAGGGTTTCAATGGCTATATCCAGTTGAACTTCTTCAAAGGTCATTTGGTCGATGCCAACCGCTATGACACTATAAAACCGGAAGATATAAAAATAGGGGGGACTGGCTGAATGGAGGTGATAAGAAGTGTATACAGTAAAGATTGACAAAGTGGAAAATGGGTTCATTGTGAGGGCAGGATGCAAAAACTTCGTCTTTCAAACTTATAAGCGATTGGAAAAGGAACTCAAGAAGTATTTGGAAGACCCCGAGGGTTACATCAAGAAGCATAGGTATGGCGAGTGTGCGGAATCACCAGCAGTTATCGGGCCTACTCAGACAGATGTTGTTGTTGGCACTCAAGATTATGTGACTGAGACTACTACTGATGGGAGTTCTGTAGTAACTGTTAGCCAAAGATAAATAACGGGGGTTGGGGATTAGCCAGGTATCGGGATTGGTATATACCAACGCAGGATTGACCCAACCATAAAGGGCGTTGCAGTTCGCTACTGCTGAAATCCAATTCTGTCCAACCCCCTCCAAACTTAATACCTTAACAGGACAATCCTGAATAAGTGAAGCCTGTTGGTTCTAATGAACCAATGGGCTTTTTTTATTGGAGGTGACAAGAATGCAGAGAACTTGGGTAGATAGCGAAGGAAACAGAGGAAGGATTATCTTATTTTCCGAATTGCCCGACGATGCGGTTGACAACCTACAAATAGAACATAAATTATCCCGAATGCCCCAGACCTTTCTGAAAGAGGAACATCTCAAATGCCTGACCCTGAAGCAGTTGGAAGTGATAACTATGCGGTTCTGGGGGGATATGGAAGTGAAAGAGATTGCCAAGAGGATAGGGATAACAAGTGACGCAGTATATCGGAGACTAAGAGGGGCGTATAAAAGACTTAGTATCGAGATAAACCTCTAATAATTTGCATAAGGTAGGGAAGTGTGTAATTAAGGAGTTCCTATGCCAAAAATATGGACAAAAATTTTATCAGGAAAGAAAGAAAGCCAGCAACTCACAGAAGAACAACAAGCCGACCTTAAATTCGTAGATGATTTTTACGATGAAGGAATGAAAGCCAGACGCCCCTATGAGAAGCAATGGTATATCAATATGGCCTTCTTTCTTGACCAACACTGGCTTACTTGGAACGATACCAAGAGGAAATTGGAAAAGCCCGTCGTTCCTTCTTGGAGAAAACACATAACGATTAACAAAATAAAACCCAATGTCTTACATATATTAGCCAAACTCACTAAAAATAAACCAATCTATCAAACCATTCCCGCTACTACGGAGGACGATGACCGAAACCGAGCAGAAATCTCTTTGAAAGTTCATAAGTATTTACATCGTATCAACCAGATGGACATCCTTAATCAACGCCTTTATCTATGGAAAATAATCTACGGGACGGCATTTAAAGAACCTTATTTTGACGAATCGAAGGGAACGAAAATCCCCAAGAAAATTAAGACTGAAACAATAGAAGGCCAAGAAGTTCCGATTAAGGTTAAAGGCAAAGAGCAATACTACGATACCGATTATACTGGTGAAGTTAATAACGAAATATACAGTCCTTTTTCTATTCTTCCCGAATCAGGAGCAACCGACTTTGAACATTCGCAACGGATGATGAAAATAGTCACAAAGTCAATCGAATACATCAGAGAAAAATATGAGGCGGGCAAGTTCGTAAATGCGGAGTCCAGGACTGCTGGTTCTTCGGTGCAAAGCCAACTGCTTAATTTGATGGGTGAGCAATATACCACGCCCCACATCACCCAGAAAGACAAGAAAGAGAAAACATCGGCAGAGGGATTCGCCATTATCAAAGAACTAAAGGAACTACCGAGCAAGAAACATCCCAAAGGAAGACTCATTAGGGTTTCTAATGGCGTGTTGCTTGACAGTGGCCCTTTGCCTTATAAATTTATGATAAGACGTAGGACTTTCGGAATAGTCAAATATGACTACACTCCAGTAGCCGAGAGGTTCTGGGGGGATACTTCGGTCGTTTCTATGATACCCATTAATGTTGAATTGAACAAGACAGTATCCCAGATTATTGAGATTAAAAATTTAACGGCCAAGCCGAAGTGGATTGCCTACACACAGAACAAATTAATTGAAACTGCCATTACTTCGGAATCAGGTGAAATAATAACGATAACTCACGTCCCAGGCGTTCCAGACCCCCATCCTATTGACCCACCAAATATACCTGCTTATGTTCCGGGATTATTGGAACGAGGGGATAAGGATTTGGAAGATGTATCACTTATCCACGAAGTCTCAAAAGGAGTCACGCCTCCCGGGGTGACTTCTGGAGTAGCCATCCAGTTTTTACAGGAACAAGATCAGACAGTCTTCGGGCCAGTCGCCAGTCGGTTTGAAACCAAAGAAGGCGAAGCGGGAACTTACGAACTGGAAATCGTTAAAGAAAGATATAGAGAATCAAGGGTAATAAAAATAGTCGGAGAAAATAACGAAATAGAAGTTTTTGATTTTATGGCTACAAAGGATATGCCTACCGATGTCATAGTTCAGTCGGGTTCTTCGTTACCCCATAGTTTAGTAGCCAAGCAGCAGTTGGTCTTGCAGTTCTACGACAAGGGAATGCTGGGCGATCCCCAAGACCCGCAAGTAAGACAGAAAGCGATGAGACTGGCCGAGATGGGCGGGGTTGACGTTATCTACGAAGAGGCGGCCGCTGACGAAAGAGAGGCAGAAAGAGAACACAAACTCTGGGAGAAAGGTTTACCTGCCGAAGTCCAATTTTTTGACAACCACAAGACCCATCTCATCAGACATTATCTATTCTGCAAGTCCGACAGATACCGCAACCTTATTAAGGAAAGGCCGCAGTTTGAGGTAGGAGTAAAGGCTCACATTGACGCACACACCCAGCAAGACCCAGAACGAATAGCGATGCAGAAGCAGGAACAGATGATGCAAGAACAACAGCAAGTCCAAAGGAAGCAGTTGGAAGTCGACAGTGCGATTAAACTCCAAAAAGCAGATGATGACCGAGCAACGGCAGCGAGTAAAGTATTAACAGAGGTTACTACACGGGAAAGGCCTCCAGAAAAATCTCCGCAAGGAAAGAAGAAATGACAGGACAAACTTTAGCCACATATGCAGGAGCATTAAAACGAGATTACAAAGACTTGCATATGAGAATTGCTAAAGCGAGATTAAAACGGAAGAAAAGGAGATAGTTATGCCTTATCCTAACATTCCAAAACATTTACAATCCAAGATGGAAAGATGCGTTGCTAAAGTTAAAGCAAAAGGCGGAGTTAAAAATGCCTATGCTGTTTGCTATCGAAGTTTGATGGGAAGTAAGGGTGGTGAAAACCCTAACTCAATACACGAAAAAATAGCCCAAGCAAGATTAAGGAGGAAGAAGTGAAAAAGGCAACTAAAAAGGTAGTTAAGAAAGTAATTGAGAAAGAAAAAACCCTTGAAGAATTAAACCGAGAAATTAAATGGTTACGCACAGAGTGGCGCAACGATTACAGTTCGTGCAGGACATTAGTTCGGAGAGACAGAAGAAACACCCCTGGCAGACTTTATAAGGTATTGAAAATTTCTGACAAGGGATTTTGCATATTGATATATGGGAGAGAAAAGAAAGACTACGAAAATATCTCCTTGGGTAAGGAGTGGGCGATATAGAAGACCAAGCGGAACAAAGTCTATTAGGACTAATCTAAAATCCGCAGTCTAAGGAGGAGTAGGATGCCTATCGTAGAAAAAGAAGAGAAGAAGGGTGACCAAGTAGTCTTAGAGGAAAAAGGAACTCCAGAGAAAGAAACGGAGCAACCCAAACCCGAAGGTGACACAGTCAAACCCGAAGAAGTAAAGATGGTGGAGATTGAGGGGAAGAAAATGCCACTCTCTCAAATTCAGGAGGCTTTGAAAGATTCTGAAAACAAGAGCAAGTGGCAGAGAGAACTAACCCAGAAAGGCCAGAGTATTGCCGATGACACCAAATTGATTGAGCGACTCAAACCGATGGCCGCTTTTCTTGACGACCCTGCTAATGAGGAAAAACGTAAGAAAATTGAGGCTATCGCCGAGGGGATTGAAGAAGCAAGAGAAGAACTGCCTCCAGAGGATGAACTCGAAGACCCTGCTATTGCCAAGTTAAGAAAGAAGTATGACATAGCACTTGCCAAAATTGATAAGACGCTAACAACCATACAGCGTGGTTCATCTGAAAAAGAACTGGCAGACACTGCACGAGAAGTTGCTCAAGAAAGGAAAGAAGTCAAGGTAAAATACAAAGACCTGGACGAGAGTGAACTTGCTTTTATCGAAGAAATTGCTCTTGGAAGACAAGGCGAAAATCTTGTCAAGGTCGCCGATGAGTATGTTAAATACCTACAGGGAAGGGACAAAGGCACTATCAAGACATACTTGGAGGACAAGGAAAAAGACGGCAAGAAATTCGCTGAAATTGGGGGTTTACCATCTGCTTCACCTGAAAGAAAATTATCCCTCTGGGGAGAGGGAAAGGATTCACCAAGAAAAGCACTTGAAAACACATTAAATAGATTGAAAAAGGAGGAATAAAATGGGACAAGACCTTTCGAATTTTGCTGGTGCCTTAAAGAGGGATTATCACGGCCCGATTGTAGACGCTCTTAACAACCTCAGCATCCTCTATTCGCAGTTGGACAAAAACGAGGAAGATGTTCAGGTTTCAGGAGAGGGTTTTTCGGCCTACATTCCCATCAAGGTCAAGCGAAATGTAAGAGGCGTTGCCGTCCGTGCAGAGGGCGGAGTTTTACCCACTGCTGGCCATACGACAGTTAAGCAGTTAGTTATACCTTTGATGTATAACTACGGCGGAATTAACTTTACTGGCCAAGTAATCAAAGCATCTGCAAAGTCTGCGACTTCGTTCGCCAAAGTGGCGGATTTAGAAGTCAAGGATATGGTTACCAATTTCAGGATTGGGACCAACAGGCAGATGTTTGCACCTGCCTCTGGCTATTTATGCCAGACCAATGGAGCCGACCAAAGTGGTTCCAATTCTACGGTAACCGTAAACAATCCAGGAACACAGTGGTTCGAAGTGGGAATGACAGTTCAGTCGTTCCCCGACACTACTTCTGGAGCGGCCTCTGGTGATAGTGACATCAGTCAAGGATTGACAGAACCAACCTCGCATATGGTTGGGAACATTCTGTCTTCCACGACCTTCCAATTGAACGATTACACTGATGCCGAGATTACCACTGAAAAGTGGGCTACTGACAGGTTCATCTTCAACTGGGGAGCCAGAACTTTGGAGATGAACGGATTGATGGACATAATCGATAATTATAGCCTTCAGTCAACTTCATCTTGGTTCGGACTTCAGTTAGGACTCCAGACCATTCACGGTTTGAGCAGGTCAACTTATCCTATACTGGAATCTAACATCGAGCACGGTAGCAACAGTAACAGGGACATTTCCGAGGGTTTGCTACAGGACTTGCTGGACGCCATTGAAAAGTCAGCGGGGAAACAGCAAGACAACAGGACGCTTCACTTCATTACTACTTATGGTGTGAGGAAAATGTATGCCGACTTGCTACAGGCAGACAGGAGATATATGAAACCTGTCGATTTGAAGGGTGGATGGAAAACCCTTGCTTATCAGTCAGGGAATGACTTAATTCCTTTCATTGTTGATAAGCATTGCACACCTAACACTGTCTTCTGTTTTGACACCCGATACTTGAAAATCTACCGGGCGGGCAACTTTGACTGGATGGATTTTGACGGGCATATGTTCAGGCAGAAGGTTGATACCAGTGGAAGATACGATGTATGGGAAGCAATGATGTACTGTTACATGAATCTTGGCTGCTCCAGCTTTCGTAACCAGGGCGCTTTGAGGGATATCAGCGAGAGTTAAGAGTGATTGACGAAATGAGAGGATTTCTATGGAAGACAACATTTTCATTTTGAACTATGTTGCAGGATTGTTTGACGGTGAGGGCTGTATTGTTGTTGCCCTTCAGAAACCAACCCCCAAAAACCAACTTCAATCTACCATCCATTGGCTTCAGGTAGCCATAGCCATGTCTCACCAGCCAACGATGGAGTGGTTGAAAGGTTGTTTTGGAGGTTGTATTGTGACCGATAAAAAAGGAAAAAGTAGGGGAGACAGAAGGCCTCACTATTCTTGGAGAGTCCAAGGCAATCAAGCCAAAGATTTCCTTCTCAAAATAATCCCATTCTTGAGATACAAAAAAGAACAAGCACTTCTGGCCATTGATTTTCAGACCAAGAAACAAGAACAGAAAGGGAAGCCATATGTTAAACTTCCCGATATCATTGTTCAAGAAAGAGAGGAATACAGAAACAGACTTCGACGAATGACAAACGGAAAAATGTCTGTTACTGGATACCAAAACAGTTTTTAGTTTTTAATCTATCTTGCGGGGGAGTTCCATAACTTCTCCGCAGGTAGAACAAGGAGGAATGAAATGGGAAAGAAACGATTTATAGGGATGGCTCTGGTGGCTGTCTTGCTGTTGGTGGCTTCGGTTTCAGATGCAACAATCAAGAACCGTGGTGTCCACAAGAAGGCCGACATCGATTTGGGCAAGATCAATATTGAGGATAGCCCAAACGAACATAGGGCTTTGGCAGACGGCTACAACAGGTATCTACAACTACCCAAACCGACCAACGCCCAACAGATTACACCTGCTTCTGGTTACAACGGGGCGATTTACTACGACTCCTCTGATGACATTCTTTATGCTGTTATCGGAGGGTCAGCGGTTGACTTGGGTGCGGCTGCTTCTACCGAGACTTTGGACGCTGCCTACACAGCAGGAGCAACTATCCTGCTTGATGCGACTGGTAATCTATCAATCACGACCAACCCTGATAGTAACCCTGCGTATCTTCTTTTAGATACCGTAACAGGTTCGGGGGCTGCGGCTGAAATGATAAAGATTACCACGACATCTGGCACGATTACTGATGCCATTGATTTGTCTGATGCTGGGATTGTCAATGCTATCAACATTGGGGCGAATGTCATCTTGGGTGGTGAGGCGACAATCGACTTCACCGACTTTGATGTGTCGGCTGATGGTTTGATTATTGTTGCTAACGATGCTGACGGGGTTGCGCTAACGGTTAGTCCGTCGATTGCCACTACTACGGCTATTGATGTGACTGACGCCAACATCACCAATTCAATATCGGTTGCTGCTAACAAAATCTTGCTCACTACTGGAACTATTGAAGGTGGTGCGGCAGTGATTGACTTCACTAACTTTGATGTTAGTGGTGCTGGTGCGATTGTTGGAACGTCTTTAGACGTTGGCTCTGGAAATATTACTACCACAGGCAATTTAGATGTGGGGAATGTTCTGGAGAGTGCAATTCAGCCCGCAAGTGGTAATTTGACCATAGATGGTGCTACTGGTGCTTCTACGATTACCATAGGTAATCTTTCAACTGCTGGTATTACGATAAGTGATAATGTTACCTTTGGTGTAACTTCGTTGTTTTCTGGAGCAACTGGGTTAGGTTTTAGACAAGCATCAGAAGTTATCAGTTCATCTATTGCTGACCAATTAGACATCGATGCGGTTGGAGAAGTGGAAATCGCTACGGCAATTCTTGATGTGAATGTAACCGATAGTTCGTCTATTCAAGTTACAGGCACGTCTAAGAATTTTGACATTGCCACAAGTGATGGCGATATTACTTTGACTGCTGTTGGTGGAACTCCTGGTGACATTATTCTCAATGCTGGGGATGATGTTACTATTGACGCAGTGGGATTGCTTGAGTTAAATTCGTCTGCTGGCGTTATCAGTATCGGAAACGATGCCGTCACGCAGAACATTAACTTGGGAACTGGTGCTGCAGCAAGAATAGTTACCCTCGGTGAGATAACCACTCTTACTGAAGTCCAGATTGATGGACTTTTGGTTGACATCAATGCTGGCAGTTCTGGTCTTACAATGGACGCAGGAGCCGCTTCTAACTTAACGACTTCTGCTGGCGACTTGACGCTTGAGTCTGCGGCTGCTTCAGTCAACATTAACGCTAATGAGACTGTGGCTGATCAGATTAAACTGAATGCTCAGGGAACTGTAGCAAGCACGAGTGCCATCAATATCACTACCACTAATGGTGGGATAATGATTGACGCTAATGGTGCTACCAATGGCGACATTACGATTGATGCCGCAAACGACATCGATATGAATGCCGCCTATCTTGGTGTCATTACCCTGGATACAGCCGATGATGCGACTGCCGATGCTACCGCAATAGCCGACATCACGATTACTGCGGGTGCTAAAGGCGCTGGAACTGGAGATGGTGGAGATGTAATCCTTGTTGCTGGTGATACTACTGGCGGAGTGCAGGGATACATCAAACTTCAGGATGATGTTCTGGTTCAGACCACTGAGAAAATCTACTTCCAAGACACAGGAACATTCATCAATTCTCCTGCAAACGGGAAGATTGAGATTGAAGCCGATGGTGCTGGTAACGATGACATCACTCTTGATGGTGGAGTCACCATTCCAACAGGTCACATTTTGACGATAGCTGACGCTGGGTCTATCACTTTGAATGCCGAGAAAGTTACGGCTCACAAGGAAGTATCGGTCGCTGTTTACGCTACGGCCAACACAGCCAACAGTTTCGGTATTCTACCGATAATTGCTAACTCCAAGATTACCCACATCTCTGTAGGCTTTGTGGCTATTCCTGCCTCTGGGGGTGGGACGGTTCTGTTAGAAGTCTACAACAGAGACGGCGGAGCGGCTTCGGATAACTTGTTAAATGCTGCTACTTATGACCTTGAGGGAATGACCGATATGGTTGCTGCTGATATGACTCTTACTGGGACTGGTGGAGACTTACAGCCCGATGATGGCGATTTTGTGTATGTCGTCATTACCTCCAACAACGGTGATATGACTGGTGGAACTGGCGGAGTGATTAACATCAAATACACCATTGATTAACTGAATTTGTGGAGGGGCAGGATTTTATACTTGTGGTATTCAGTCGCACTGTGGTAACACAAAGGACTGACCACTTTTCATAGACCTCCTGCCCCTCCGTGAGAGAGAATTATGCCTACTATGTTGAAAGAAGTTTTGAAATACAGCAAGGGACAAAAGGGTCTTTACAAGAATTGGCGAGCCCAAAAGATGCTTCAGAGTTACGACAAGGATTTAGTAGTCAGGTGGCTCTATGACAAGCACCGTTGGTCAATTTGGACTAAAGACCGAAAGGGAAAAGAATATCTCATCTGTGTGGTAGAGAATCTTGATGGCAGTTACCGAAACATTGACCGTAGAGACCTCATATCTCTTATTAGAGCCGACTTATACCGCAGAACAAGGGCAGATACCCTTCTAAAGGAAATCGAGACACACAACGCAACCTTAGAAGAGAGCAAAAGAAAGAAATTGAGTGACGATGTGCGGGCGATAAGTCGGGAACGTTGGAGATACACTTTCGGGCATCCTGTGGTAAATGTTCCATTCAACTTGAAAGGATAGAAGTGTGAAATCTATCTTGAATTTAGGGAAAAAATCGTGTCAACGTTGTGGATTGTGCTGTTATTTACAAACTAATGTAGCGGTAGAAGGCAAGCAGTTCATCCCCGTTCCCTTGATGGTGGACGGTTTCAGCGAAAGCGAAAAGAAGTATTTGTCTCTTCAAGTGTGTGCATCTTTTGACCGAGCAACAAGGAGATGCAAAGATTACGAGAACAGACCTCCTGCGTGTAAGAGATTTTTCTGTAATGGGAAACCCCGACCACAAGTTCTGAACATAACTGGATTGCCAACAAAAACCATACAACCAAAAAGAATTTTAATGCCAAATAGAGAGATGAGAAGGAGGATGAAATGAGTCTTGTAAAAATAACCAAAATTTTGAGTGCAGAAACATTGTCTGATACATCGCCCGGACTGACCCAGACTAAATACACCGAGTTTCAGGATATATCAAAGCACAATTTCGCTTTAGATATAGGAATAGTGCTGGTTAATGCGGGAACTTCTACCGATATTGATGTTTATTATGAGTTCGGTATGCCGACTTTAGATAAGAATGTTGCTATCGGTTCTGGAACTTTGGTAGGTTCGGGACTTGATGACATTACTGTTGCAGGGACTTTCAATGCCCCGCTGCCTACTTTGTGGCGCCCATTCCAAAGACGCTACCGGGTTCAGGTTGACGCTACCGGTTCTCCTGATACTTACAAGTATTCTTCAAATGACGGAGAAAGTTGGGACGAAGAGGGTATCAGTATGACTACTTCGGCGGTGGAACTTGGAAACTCCGGGATTACCGTATTGTGGGCGGCCAATACAGGACACGTCCTAAACGAACACTGGGACTTTGATGTTACTAATTTAGTTTGGTTCAACTCCACTAAGAACATTGATGCTGCGAGCATTGCTTCAAGTCGGACACTTGACTCTGAGACCTTGAAACCCGGCAAGTATATAAGGTTTTTGGTAGACAACCAATCTGGTAGTGCCACAGCCATAGTTTCGATGTATCTGATAACGCAAATGTAAGGAAAGCCTATGATATAAAAAGGAGTAAATTATGCACTTGCTCGAAATGATACAGCAAGCAAAAACCGATCACGGACACTCAGCACTGTTAGATACAAGTGCTCTCACTACAGAGGTGGACGACAAACTGACTATTGCAAGTTGGGTAAGGTGGATAAATAATTCTCAACAATACCATCAGGGCATCGTGCTTGAAGCAGCCCAAGATTACTTCGGAACACAACAGACCATTTCTTATGTCTCTGGAACTAATGAATACTCTCTACAGGGAAATGAACTCCGTATAAGATTGATAGAAAGAACCGATACCGACCCCGACAGAATTATTAGGCCGATTATTATAAATGACAGACTATTAGCCACTCCTAAATATGCCGCTTGGAATGTCTTCCGTTCACGGGAGTATTCCTACCTCTGGGGCAATATGATTGGGTTTGTGGCAGGCGAGGCAGGCACTGCTGATGTTCTTTACATTAGACGCCTGCCCGATTTGTCTTACGGGACTGCCTCTGCCGCAGACGCCACATCCATAACCCTCTCCACAACTCCTACCTTTGGAACTACCGCAATCACAGACGATTACTATAATGGTGCTACAGTCAGGATAGTCTCTGGAACTAACTCAGGTCAACAGGCAGTAGTTACTGATTATGTCGCAAGCACTAAAGTCATTACGGTTGCTTCGTGGCTTTCTGGAACTCCGTCAGGAACTATCGTATATGACATAGTCTGCGACATTCCTGTTCAGCACCACGAGGCAATTTGTATCTATGCCGCCATTAAAGCAAAGATGTCCGATAAGGATGATACGAGACAACTTCAAGCCCATCACAAAGGACTTATAGAACGAATGGTGGCGGGTTTATCAATAAGAAGTTCCCAAGAGCCTCGCTACATCAGATATTTAGAGGACCCTGGATATGATTGGTAAGGAAAAATAAATGCCTAAACTATTATCAATCAAACGATTTAGAGGAATGATAACCACGGGAGATGTTAAAGATATACCTCCTGACCACTGTTATATACAACAAGATATGACCAATATCTTATTAGATAGTATCAGCACCCGCCCCGGAACTACCAAGTCCAATACGAGTGCTTATGCGGGGGGGTTGTTAGGGCTTTTTCAGTATAGAAAAAAGAGCGGACAATACAAGACGCTTTCTGCTAATTCTAATGGGGAACTTCGGGGAGACTGATGCCTAAATTACTTTCAATAAAAAACTTTTTAGGAATGAATACAACGAAGCGGAAATTACCCCCCCAGCAGGCAAGAGAAATATCTGATATGGTTTCTGAGAGGGGATTAACGAGGACTCGACCAGGCTTCGGAAAATACAATGTCTTGGCTCAAAGTGGGGCTATTTTAGGTATATTTGATTACAGAAGAAAGAATGGACAGAAAGGTTATTTGTTCGCTGATGCTAATGGGGACTGGTGGGAGTGGGAGCAGTTTCATTTTGGCCCAGAGGAAGATGGTGGAGACAATTTCTGGTGGACAGTAATGTATGAAGCGAATGAGATGCCCGATGTAGCATATCCTGTATGGATTCTATATGATCAACTAAATAAATGTTCAGTATCTAATGGAATATTGACAATACCGTTTACTGCTGAAGTTAGTAATGAAATAGTGGTTTATCAAGAAGATGTTATGGCCAACAATGCAACTGGGAATATTTTAGAAATAAGAGCAAAAGGGGTTGGGCTTGAATCCAGTGGCCCAAATGCACAATTCAGTATCCGAGATGGCACTAAGCAGAGTTCGATGGCAATTAGGTCTGATAAGATTCTCGGCGGTGCTTCTGAGTATGTTATGGATACTATGGATGATTATCATATTTATCGACTTACGGCTAAAGGGACTAATTCTAAAGTCTATGTCGACGGTGTTTTAAGAATAACATTTACTCCCTCTTCAAACGCACTTAACAAAGTTTATTTTGGCCTTTATAGTCCAAGTGGTTTATCTTGTTCTCTTCTTATAGATTATGTCCGCTACTACACAGGAGGCTTTTAGATGGCTATCATAAAGTCGGGGATGCAAACTGCTTATAATTGGAATGGAAATGAGTTAAACGATTTATTTTATATGAGCAACGGCATCGATAGGATGTTAGTTTACGACCTCGTCACCGTAACAAATATGGGAATAAGACCCCCTCCCTCCGCAGCCACAGACGAGGGAACTAATTTAGCAGGTTCTCTGACAGTAGGCGGAGTGTATAAGTGCAGATTTGAGTATTACAACATCAATAAGAAACGCTCTTCAGGTTTCAGTCCCGCATCAGCAAATATCACCTGCCAATCAAACGGGGGGATAAGGGTTGATATCCCTACCCATACAGGCATAGATGCACAGGTTACGCATATAAGGGCTTATTTAACTGCTGATGGGGCGAACATTTATCGCTATGACGGGATAAAGGCTTATACTGGCACGGCCATTGAATACGACTTCACCATAGCAGAATCTGCCCGAATTACCGTAATGGGTGAACTCAACTCTGCGGGAACTGCCAATATAGATGTTCATGGAGTTCCTTTTACTTGTCCTTACTTGATGCCTCACGATAATAGAATGTGGCTTTTCGGAACGAGGATTTACTCAACAGGAACAGTAACTATGGCCGCTGACCCCACAGTTGAGGGTTCAAGCACAGTTTGGACAGATGGAATGCAGGGAATGTATTTTCAGATAGATGGAGAGGCAAGAATTTACACCATAGAAAGTGTAACGGATTCCGATACTCTTGAATTGACCGAAACATTTGCAGGGACTACGGGAGCAGGGAAGTCTTACTATATTTACGGAGAAGATTCTATACTTTATTATTCTTACATTACTACAACAGGCGTGGTTTGTCCCGAAAGTCTCCCGCAGGATGTGGTTCAGCACTGGATACCCGTTTCTAAAGATGACGGGTTCAGGGGAACAGGCCTGAAAAAAGTGGGCAGGAACGCCTATGTGTCAAAAGAGAACGCACTCTATCTTTTGAGCGGAGACAGACCTGCGAACTATCGTGTCACCCGCATACCTTTATCTGACGGGGCATACCACAGAACTATGTCTGAAGACGAAAGCGGAAACCTTATCTATGGTTCAAGGTCTGGAGTTTATGTATCAAATGGGAATGAAACCTTTAGCCTTACAAAAGAGTCTATCCAAAACATCTTCACGGGAGAGGGAAACCCACCTTGGTATATCAACAAAGCAAGATTAGAGTATATGCACGGGGTTTACGACATATTAAATAAAAGATACCTTTTGTGGGTGGCTTCTTCAAGTTCCAGCAAGGAAGATAAGTGCTTGGTTTACGATTTCAATAAGATAGACGGACAGCCCATAGGTTGGTATTGGTGGAACATAGAAGCGACCTGCTCGGCGATCGTCAGAGACGCAGACAGCAAACCCTGGGTCTATTGGGGAGACGAAAATGGGTTTGTCTATTACTTGAACCCTGATGCCACCAACGATGCGGCGGGAATGAGTGGAGCGGAGACAAGAAGGGGAACGGCGACTGCTGGGGCAAGCACTACCTTGACCGATAGTGGAGCGACTTTTAACACCACAGGAGATGGACTAAAGGCCTGCAAGATAAAGATACTTTCGGGAACGGGAATAGGACAGGAAAGGATTATATCTTCCAATACTGGAACTATTATTACTGTTACTGCCAGTTGGGATACTAACCCTGATAATACCTCGGTTTATGCCATCGGTTACATAGACGCTTACAGAAAGACTGGATGGATTGACTTCGGGGTATTGCTTGATAAATTTATAAGACGAATTAAAATGGTTTTTAAACCTCAATCAAGCACCTACTCCGCTTATTTGAAGCATTATGCAGACTTCATTAGCACTCAGATTGGCAACACCCAGTATTTCAATATGGCAGAGATCAAAGGATACCATTCTGCTAATTTTGCCGCCAATCGTGCTAAACATCACCAGATAGAATTTGGGATTTGCGACACCGACCGAGTTATAGAAGTGCGAGAATTGGAATTGGAAGGCGGAGTATTCGGAACTCCCGAGGAGACAAAAGAGGCGGAGAGTTAAAATGCCATTTCCAAAAGGGGGAATTCCTTGGAACAAAGGTATTCCTCGGACAAAAAAAACAAAGGAAAAAATGTCTGAAACGAGAAAGCAAAGAATAGCAAGTGGTATGATAGTAATTTGGAATATAGGTATTCCTTGTTCTAAAAAGATTAAAGAAAACTTAAGAATTGCAAATTTAGGCAAACAACATTCTGAGAAATCCAAACAACTTAGAAGAGAATGGAATCTAAAACATAATTGGAAACCACCTGTAAACTGGGGGGCTGATAATTATAATTGGAAAGATGGAAGAAAAAAACATAAGGCTGGCTATATTTTAATTCTTCAACCTGATCACCCGAAGGCGAGTTATAACTATGTTATGGAACATCGGTTAGTTATGGAGAAAAAGATAGGCAGATATTTAGAAAGGTGGGAGATAGTTCACCACATCAATGGAATAAAAGACGATAACAGACCAGAAAATTTGGATTTATGTCCAAACCAAACAGAACATTTAGCAGTTACTAAATTAGTAGAAGAAAATAAACAATTAAAGAAAAAGATTAAAGAATTAGAAAAGAGGTTACAAGATGTTAGGAAATAGGTGGTCATTTCCAAAAATTACGGGGTTAGATGACTTTGTTAGGGCAGTAATATCTGAGATAAACGATACTCAAACAGGAGGCACTATAGGCTTAACTACTCTTGTAGAAAAACTTTACTTTAAAGATTTATCTACCCCTCCTATTGGAAATATCCTCTTAAAGGTTTTAGACCAAGTCCTCTATTTCAAAGACTCTGGAGATACCTCCGCCATTCAGATTATCACTTCTTTGATAGACGAGGTGGTGGGGACTTTTGACGGAAGGGATTTAAGCGTTGACGGAACAAAACTTGACGGGATTGAAAGTGGGGCAACCGCCGACCAGACAGAAGCGGAAATACTTACTCTTTTGGGGTTAACATCGGTAGAAGTAGACCAGTTAGGGAATATAGGAGCAACAACTATAAGTGCCACTCAATGGGGCTATCTTGGGGCATTAGACCAAAGTTTAACCCAAGCAAGCAGTCCCACTTTTGCTGGATTAACTCTTGCTGACGGTGGAAGTTTGTCACTCCAAGAAGATATTACCTTCACTGGTGCCACAACTGAAAATCTTATTAAAATGCCCGATAATCTTCTTGACGCATTGAGTATACAGGAGGGGTCAAATAAGTATGTTACATTTGATACCGTAAATGACGAAGAGGATATACTATTTTATAAGTCCGTAGATATTTTACATACCTCTACACACGCAGACGACCACGCCCTTGAAATAGACACAGACGCAGCAGGTTATGGGGATGTAAAAGCACTGGACATTGATTACATAACAGGAAATATTACAGCAGGGGAAGATGAGGGTATTTTACTTATAAATATTGATAGAACCCTTGCTATTGGTGGAGATATATTTGCTTTAGAAGTCCTGGCGACTGACCAAGTAACAGGGAGCACAGGTATATATGGGTTAAAGATTGGTGCTGAGATTGGCCCAGTTCATCAAGATTCAGGAACTTTTGCCAATCCTACGAAGGGAACGGATAATACAATAGGTTCCAGCGTCACTAAAACGTCTATCGGATTCACACAAAGCCCTGATACTATTACTGATTCAAGTAATGGATTCGGCAACTTTGTCGTAGGGGAGATTGTCGTTGTGACAGGGGCAACTACACCAGCAAATAACACTACTTATACAATTACAGTAGCTACAGTTGGTGCCCTAACTGTAACACCACAGCCTGATACGGTAGAGGACGATAGTGCATCGATTACAGTCGAAGGCAATGTGGCCATTATGCTTGACGGTAGTTTAGGGACTACTACAGACATCTTTGAAGCGAATGGTGAATACATACTTATAGGTGCTGCGGCAGCCTTTGAGGAAATAGAATTCATTGTCGCTACAGGTGCAAGTGGGGCAGGGATAAAACCGACATTCTGGTATTCAACAGCAGGTTCGCATACATTTACGCAATTCACCCCCGTTGACGGCACGGATGGCTTTAAGCACACGGGAGTAGTTGCTTGGGATCAGAGTGATTTATCTTCCCACGCTATTAATACTGATACTGGCACTTACGACATTAAGGTCATAAGAACAAGAAATAGTTTAACAACTTCGCCTGTCTTGGGATATGCCAAAACTGCTGCTACTACAGAATATATCTGGGATGAAAATGGTGATGTTAATATTAGAAATTTAATCATATCTGATGCTGGCAACATAGGCTCTGCATCTGATACCGATGCTATAGCCATAGCCTCTGGTGGGGAAGTAACTCTTTCTCAAACATTGATACTATCTGACGTTGTAGACGCAGCAACAGATACAGATAAGTTTTTAGTTTTAGATGGTTCTAATAATGTAGATTTTAGGACTGGGGCAAGTGTATTATCTGATATAGGTGCTCAATCTTCCGAGGAAGCAAATGTAATCCGAGACAACATCACCCTAAACGCTTGGCGGATTGCTACCCAGCACGCCCTTTCTGTCCTGAAAATGGAAGACGGGATAATAGATGTCTTCACAGACGAGACAGGAATAGATACTGCGAATTGTATCAATCAGAGTTACAATTCCACTGGTGATTATTACGAACCAGTTGGAACAGGCGGGGATATTTTTAGTTATGTCCTTGACGTCGATAGCACTCGTGATAACACCGCAATGAGAACCATAATCCCTGCCAAAGATATAAGTGCCAGTGCCTCTATAGTAAAAGTTACTTTCGAGGCTCGGTCAGACATAGCCTTGGAGGTAATAAAGGCATATATCGGGCATCCAGCAGGAGCAGGAGACCCCTACGATTTTGACGGGAATCAAGTTGAACTTAAATTTGGTGGGGGTAGTGGTTTCAGTATCGGGGTAGGCGAGACAATAGTTTCCGATCAAACCACATTTGCTTTAGATAATTCCAAAAATATCATTATTTCTTTTGATACTGATACAGAAGGTAATATGCGACTAAAGATAACTGGTGATGGCGATTACAAAGGTTATTATAAATCAGCTACAGCAGAAGCCGAAGTAACTAATGTTACTGGATATACACTTAATAGTGGATGGCTCTCTTCCGTAAATAACATAGAAAGTATTACAGCGTTAGAAAATATGACCCTCATTTCTGAATCTTGGGAAGCAGAAGCAGAACCTACTGAATCGAGACTACAATTTCTGATGGAGGATGTGGATGCGGCGACAATCAACACAGATATTTTGGGTTATGTAAGTCTGGATGACGGGGCTAATTGGGAAACAGTAACTCTTGTGGACGAGGGTGATTTCGAAACAGGTAAGAAAATAATCGCAGGAACGAAAACTTTGACGGACAGAAACGACCAGACAATGGTCTATAAGATAGTCACCGCCAATAACAAACATATCAAAATTCACAGAACAGGGCAGTTCGTAAAGTAGGAGATAAGATGAGGGAAAGGATACTTAGTGAAAAAGAACGAGCAAAGTTAAAAGAAACCAAAGAACTCAAAGAAAAGGTCAAAGAACTGGAGAAAAGAATAGAGAAATTAAAAGGAGGTAAATGATGAATTTTATTAAACGAGTAAGAAAGGAAATGATAAGTTTTATTAAATTAGCATTAACTTATCTTGATGGTGAGAGTGGGATAATAAATCCCTATACCACTGGGGGTGGGGCCAGAATTGGCTATACTTGGACTGGAACAGGGTGGAAGAAAAAACCGACAGCACCAACAGCACCAACCCCAAAACCAGTAAGTGCCATCCCCGAAGCCACCGCAGCAATGCAAGTAACTCAGCAGAGAGCGGCAGAGGACAGGGCAAAGGCATTAGCAGAAATAAGAATGGGACAACAGCAAGCCCAACAGGCTATGCAATCTCAACAACAGCAAGCAACGGCGGCTTGGCAGACCCAACAGCAGCAAGCAATGGCCGCTATGCAGCCCTGGCAACAGCAAGTCCAAGCCCTGCAAGCCGCACCAGAAGCCATCGGAGCACCAGAAGCCGCACAGATATTTGAAGCAGGCAGAACACCTGTTGAGGCAGGAACGCAAGCAATGATGAGGGGAATGCAGGAGCAATATGCTCCCGGGGGATTTCGACGTGGAGCGATGCAACAAGCTATGCAGTCCCAAATAGGGCAATTGGGCGGAATGAGACAGCAGATCGCATTAGAAAGAACTTTAAGACGAAGGCAGGACTTAATGTCACTTATGGGTCAACAGGCTGGATATGGACAAGCAATGGCAGGATTAGGCGTTCAAAGAGCAGCAGGTCTTAGTGGGATTTTTGGACGAACAGGAGCAGGAATGGCTGACATCTTCGGAACAGGAGCAAGGAGTCTCGCTCAGATTTACGGCCAAACAATCACCGCAGTTCCTCAAATGCAAGGGTATGCGACTACCCCCTTCCAATCACCATATCCCTACCGACAAGGATAAATCAAATGCCTAAAGGAATGCAAGGTTTTCAAAAAGGACATCCAGTTTTTAAGGGTGCAGAAAAAGGATGGTTTAAGAAAGGTCATATGCCTTGGTGTAATGGAACAAAAATAGATAAAGACAAATATCCAAATACTGGATTTCAAGAAGGGCATCCTGATTATCTTTCCTCTGAAACTCGCAAAAGAGTGGGTGAAAAACAAAAGGGAAAGGGTAATCCTATGTATGGAAAGAAGCCGGGGCATAAAAAAAGAGTCTACTACAAGGGAATTTGTATGCGTTCTACTTGGGAAGTGAACATTGCCAAATGGTTAGATAAACAAGGTTGGCCTTGGGAATACGAAAATAAGAGATTTATTCTCAAAAACAGAACTTATTGCCCTGACTTTTACCTTCCCAGTAAAAACATTTATTGGGAACTCAAGGGATGGTTTTGTGAAGAAGACCAAGAGACAATTAAACAGTTCAGAGAGTTATATCCTAAAGAACATTTAATAGTTATTACAGAATTTATTTATAAAATGATTACGGAGGTGCAATTATGCCATTTGGAATAGACCCCAATACTTTAGCCCTATCGCCCGGGCAAGTCTTAACAGACGAAGCCCGCCGCCGACAGGAAACCCTACAACGAGAACAGATGCAAAAGCAATTCGCCATCGCCCAAAGAAGGATAACAGCACAGCAAAGAGCCACCGAGATGCAGAGACAAGCAAGAACCCAGCAGTATGGACTTCAGAGGAACATAGCAGAGGCGAGAATCAGAGAACAGCAAGCGGGCAGGACCTCAAAGGAAAAGATGTTTGGCGAAGCAATGGAAGCAGAAAGAACAGGTAAAATGACAAAGTTCAGCAGGGATGTTTATTTAAGAGCCTTGAGTGAGGGCTTTATGCCTGAAGCAGAATCACCTTCAATGATGCCAGGAGTAGAGGGGATGCCTTCCTTAGTTGCACCACCTACAATAACCGAAGAACAAAGAGCAGGGTTGGCTGGAAAGGCAGGGCTTGAACCATCTGGATTAACAGAAAAGGCAAGACTAAGATATGCGAGACCACTAAAAACACGAATTGAAATGACCCCCAGAGAAATAAAAATATGGGAGTCTAAAGGATGGATGCAGGGGCCGGGCAAAAGATGGATATCACCAGTAAAACTAAAAGAGACCTTTTTAGACACATTGCCCCCCAAAGAACGCCCAAAGACCTTTTTCGGAAAACTTGAAACCAATGATGTAACTTGGTTCATTATGCAGAAAATGAGCACTTATGAAGATTTACAAGATTTGATGCGTAATCGAAAAGCCTACGAAAAGCAAGGTGTAAATGTTCGCTACATTCTAAATTATTTTAGGAAAGAATAATGGCTCTAAAACTGCTGGAAGGCTATATCCCGGAAGAAGAAAAGAAGAAGTTACGGCTTCTTAGCGACTATGAACCGACTATGCCTATTCGACCACCCATAGAAGAACCCACCCAACCCTTTACTCCTACCGAACCATCCCCCTTTGCCAGAGTCAAAGAATTATTCCAGAGACCAGAAATAATGCAAGCAATCAAAGCACCATTGGAGTTAAGATTGGGTGTTGGCCCAAGCGTGGAACTTGTAGGTAGAAAGGCATTGGAATATTGGCATCGTGCCTCAACAGCAACATTGAGTGCCTTAGAAGCACAAGCAGTAAGCACTACAAAACCTTGGGCCAAGAAACCTATTTTACCTGCTCTTAGAAGTGGCTGGAGATTAGAAGTTCCAGAAGAAGAGTTAAGTGAATCATTGGTTACTGCTATGGGATTATCCCCCACAGAAGCAATAGGATTTAAGCCTACTGCCCAGCGAGTAGGCAGGGAATTTTTAAAGGCTTGGTATCAAACTTACGGAACTGACCCTGTAATATTCGCTTTGAATGTAAAAGCGTTGCCTGCTGCCAGAAAAATAGCACTATTTAATAAAGCGGTTAACATAGCAGGCAAAAAAGGAGCGGAAGTTTTGGCTACAGTTCGGCCTGATATATCTCCCAAAATAGCAGAACGATTCTTTAAAACTTTAGCCCGAAACACTATGGGAAGGCAGATGGCTATTGCCAAAGTCAACCTAAAAGGCGTTAAGACAAGTGAATTAAAAAGACTAATAAGAACCCTTAAAACTATAAAACCCATACCGCCTGCTCCCAAAATAGCACCACCCATTCCACCCACCAAAGCAATAGTTCCTGTTAGACCTCCTGTAACCCCACCTGCTCCACCCGTCACTCCACCGATTACTCCAGTAGCAAGACCCCCAGTAACTCCCCCAGCAGTCCCACCAGTTGCACCTGAAGTAATAAGAAATGCTAAACAAGAAATAAATAGATTAACCTTGCGGGAAAATTTATCAAAAGAGAATATAGTAAAAGCAGAAAAACTACTAACACAAATACCTCGTGGAAAGGCATATCAATACGGAGATTTTGCACGAGTTATTAGGGATGCCAAAAAAGACTTGCTCATCAAACCCACCCCACCACCAATCCCCAAAGAACTTGAACCATTGGCAGTAGAAGCGAGGAAGTATAAGAGTGCGGAGGAATTTTATTCCAAGATTAAAGATACTCTAACGAGAGAAAATTTCAAAAACTTATCAAGAGGTGGATTTGGAAGCATATGGGGGGTTCGGGAGCAAAGAATGCCATCAGAAGTTCTCAAATCCTTCTACCAACAAGCAATAAAGGGTATGCCTACCCCTAAAGAACCATTTAAACCCGCTGTGGCTAAACCTGGTGAGGCTGTGAGGGTGTTTGAGGCAGGATTACCAGAGGAACAAAAACTATTAGAATTTAAAAAGATGCTAAAAGGAGAGGGTTTTGTCACATATCCCGCCTCTCCCGCATTGAAACGGTTTATTCGGGGTCTTCCTGAAAATGTAGTTAAAAGAGAAGCGATAGCAGAATACGAAAGAGTCTTTAAAGTTTTTGCCAAGAAGCCATCTCCTGCTGTATTTAAAAAACGTATTCGTTCTGTAACAGGCTTAGAACCAAGTCCCTTTGTTCCAGTTAGAAAAGATATTTTATTAAAAGAACGAGTGCGAGCAGAAGCAAGGGGCGCAAGGTTTGGAGAACTTGAAGGTAGAAGGCAAAAACAGGTTGTTATAAATGACATCCGTGCTAAACAAAGAGGTATTCAAGAAATTAAAACCGATGCGATTACTTATCTCAATCAAAACCTTGGACTAAAAGATAGGGGCAAATTCTTAGTCGCTGTCAGAGATGTTAAAAAATCAGAAGAATTGGTTACTATTATAAACAGGGCAGAAGCAGTAAGCGCACAAACAGGACGACGTTTTGCTATTGATGCCCTTAAAAGAGAATCCAAACGAACCAGAAAAATACTTGCTATTGGAAGAAGAAAAAAAGGAAAACCGAGGATATCCGTAGAAGCTCAAGATAGATTAAGGGGCATTATTGACAATTTAACCCAGTTCAAGCCCGGCGGAGAAAAGCAAAGAGCCATAGAAATGGCCTCCACTTTTTACGCCACCCATCCCGATCAAGCAATGCCACCCGAGTTAAAGAAAAAGGTTTACGATTTAAGCAGGGCGAATATCTCTGAAATGTCCACCGAGGAAATTAAACAACTTACTAAAGACATCCGATCAATAAGAGAATCGGGAAGAACGGCATTAGAAGTAAAAGAAGAGGCCCGATTACAGATATTGGAGCGCAATAAGTCGGGGCTTATTACCAGTATAAATAGGCATAGCATAAAAAAGCCCGAAGTAGTAGAACCGGGAAAGGTTCTTACTCCCGCAGAACGCAGAAAGAGTAAATTTGTCCGGTTGAAAGAGAGTCTCAATAGGGCTACCTTTGAACTAAAAATACCTTCCTTTATTACTGACGCTTTGGATGGATATAAAATGTTTCCAGTTTTGGGTAAAGCCCACCAGTTAATATCGGCCCCGATAAATAAAGCATCAGATTTAGAAGAAAGCGGAATATCCCAAATAAATAAAAAGGTGGCCCAAATTCTTTCTCCTCTGGGTAAGAAAGCAAGTTGGTATTTAGGCCAAGAAGAGACTATTTTGGGACGGGAGTTCACTAAAGAAAATATGTGGGCAATATATGCAAACAGTAAAAATGCTTCTAATAGAGCCACTTTAACTGAAGATTGGGGATACAATTTTTCTGAGGAATTAGTTAATGAGATTGTATCAAAAGTAAACCCCAGAGATAAACGAATGGTAGATAGGATAATGAAAGAGGTCGTCGAGGACATCTACCCGGAAACGGTCAGAGTAACGCAGGAGTATAGTGGATTTACCCCTAAGACGGTGAAAGATTATTGGATGATTATGGGGGACAAAGAACTTTCTGATAGAGTTCTTATGCGGGAAAAAGAAAAAGATTTACTTGCTGATGTTTGGAAAAAGACCTCTATGGACTTGGGTTCAGTAAAAGAGCGAGTAGGGCGCTCGGGAGCACCAGACCTTAGTTTCTTCAGGGTATTAAAAAGGCATACAACCGAAACTATCCATTTTAATACTCACGCTTTAGCAGTAAGGAATGTTCAAGAAGTTATTAATGATCCAACAGTAAAAGAAGCAATGATTAACTCTATAGGAAAAGGCGGATATAATGCCCTTAAATCTTCTCTTTCAGATGTGGCCAATCCCAAGAAAACCCCGGCAAGTTGGCTTGAGTCAAGGGCGAAGGGGTTAAGGAGGAACTCCACTGCTGTAATGCTTGGAATAAAAGTTTCCGTTTCTCTTCTTCAAGGTGGCTCTATCTTCCAGACTATTTACCGGACAGGATTGCCAAATACTCTTTGGGGAATAAAAACCTATTGGAAAAATCCCAGAGTGGCGGATAGATTCATTTATGAACATTCCCCAGCACAGAAATATAGAAGACGTAGTTTTGACAGAGAACTTAAAGAGTTAATAGACGGGATGGATTGGCTGGGTAAATTGCCCGGAGCAAGAAATTTGGTTTTTTCTATGATACAGGGAGTTGACCATATTACTACGATGCCTTCTTGGCTATCGGCATATCATCAAGCAGAAAAAAGAAGGTTATCTCTTGAAAATATCATTGCTCACGCTGACGACATAGTGGAAAAAACCCAGCCTACGGGAAGAATAAAAGCCCTTGCAAAAATAATGAGGGGTAGTGAGTTCCAGCATTGGTTTACGATGTTTTACACTTTTTTCAGTAATGCTTATAACAATATGTCTCACGCAGGGGGAAAATTCAGATACCGAGTTGCAAAAGGGGAGATAAAGGAAAGAGTGTTGTCCTTTGCGGAATTTTCAAGGGCTTATTTCTGGTTGCTTATTATGACAGGTCTTTATGCAGCGATGGTTAGAAAGCCTCGCAAGTTTTTTACCAGAGATTGGGGTAGAGAAAAAATGACTTATCTGGCAAAGTCTATCGGTTCTTATGCTTTGGGAACAATTCCTTTTGTTAGAGACATTGGCAATGTGATTATCAATCCTCAATTTGATTTTACTGGTTCTCCAGTATTTGGGGTCGGGAAAGAAGCCAAAATTTTAGCCCAAAAAAGAGCCAAGACCATCGAGGGGATACAGAAACAAAAGGAACGAAAACTCAAGGCTGGAACTATGATTGGCGG